ATTTTAGAGGCAATCGAATCGGATGCTGACTGCATTGCAACGACAGGAATCTATTCAATTAATGGCGGTCATCCTGTCAAGTGGCGGTTGTCAAAAGATTTCATTGACGAAGATAAGTTTGATTCACAAATTAACGAAATTGTTTATTTTAGAAGAGCAAATCATTTGACACCAGTAAAAAGAGAACTTGCACTACAAGCAATGTTCCCTGACCAATCAAATGCAGAGGATAGAGAATATTCAAGCAGGTTGAATCCATTTCTTAAAACAGAAGTAAAGATTGACAAATCAATATATCACTACGATTACAAAAACTATGACAAAGAATACACCTGAATGCAAGAAGATAATTCTATCCTACGCATCAATAGGTAGGGAAGATTACAACAAAGGGCAACTTCGTTTGTATCAATCTATTCTTGAACATTGGGATGGGGACTATTGGTTGCATTCAAAGGAAAGGGATGGAATACTTCCCGATCCATTGCTATTCAAACATCGTGAACATAATGATGTGCCATACTTTTTCAAGTTTACAATGATTCAACTTGCAAGAGAAAAAGGTTACACAGAAATCTATTGGATTGATTCATCAATTATATTGCACAAGGACATCACAGGTCTTGCAAATCCAATCTTGGCATTCGATAATTTAGGACATACATTGTCCAAATACATTTCAGATGAGGCAGTTGCTAATCTAAATTGCATTACCTACCTTTCGGACATCAAACAGATTTGGGGTGGTGCTATCGCATTTAACTTTGAGCATCCCATAACATTAGTAATCTATAATAAGATATTGGAACAAGCGAAGATGGGAAGTTTCAACGAAGGCACAAGCAACAGAAATGAGTTTGTAGCACATCGACATGATCAAGCTGTGATGTCTGTTTTGTTTCACGACCACAAAATACATTTGTTACCTTATGGCAATATTGTAACATCACCACATCACTTACCACCATACGAGTACGGAAAAGAATTTTACTTAATACATAAAGGAATATGATAACACTAATCGAAATTATTTGCTTTTCTGTATTCTTTGCAGAGCTGTCGAATGTACCACAGCAACTGATGTACCTACTTTGTAAGTACAATATATTTTACAAGATAGACATCTATAATTCCAAACAACCACGCAGGTGCAGACCATTTGATTGTGCCATGTGTCTTGCATCATGGATAGGATTCGTTTATCAATTAGTCAACTTCACAAATGTGTTTCATCTGGTAGCATATTGCTCCATCTGTTCTGTTGGTGCGGTCTTACTTATATGTATCTTAAACAAATTAAAGTCGTTAAACCTATGAGGTTTTTGATAATTAAAAACACTATGAAATTAAGAGATGACCAGTACCAACAGTTAGTTAACCATAGGGGCGTAATTAAAATGGTAGCAGAGCAAAAACTAAATGTAAGTAATTCACCACACGACACAATGGCGAGAGTGTGGATGCAGTTAGGACAAGCACCAGTGAACACTAACTGCAATGCGTGTGTGTTGCAACTGTATGCAGATATAAATAACTTAATGATACAATACGAGAATGGCACAGATTAAAGCAACGACATCAAAGAAGAACTTTGGTGTGCGTAAAAAAGGCAGGGCGAAGAAGTCTAAAAACAAGCATTGCAGAAAGACAAAAATAACAAGAGGTCAAGGATGAAAATAGTCAAGGTAAAAATATCAGAGATAAAGCTCAACGAATCAAATCCACGATTTATCAAGGATGACAAGTTTAAGAAGTTGGTGAAGTCAATCAAAGACCTACCACAGATGCTTGACATCAGACCTATCGTAGTCAACAAAGATATGATGGTGCTTGGTGGCAACATGAGATTGAAGGCATGTGTTGAAGCAGGACTGATTGAAGTGCCAATTATCATTGCAGACAACTTAACAAAGGAGCAAGAGAAAGAGTTCCTGATAAAAGACAATGTTGGATTCGGTGAATGGGACTGGGATATGATTGCAAATGAGTGGAATGAGGTTGAGTTGATAGAGTGGGGACTTGATATACCAAACTTTGACAGCGAAACAGAAAGTGAAGAAAAAGAAGGACAAGAAACCGATAAATGTATAGTTTGTGGCAAATAAACTGACAGCAGACAATGTAGATGTCATTGTTACTCCTACTGATACCTACACTATTATAGACACAGGCATAACTTTGCAACAACAGGCAATGGTCATGGCATTAGAAAAAGCATTGGGTATTGTTACAGCAGCGTGTCGTGCTGTTGGCATTGATAGAAGCACACACTACGAATGGTTAAAGAAAAGCAAAGCATACAGAAAGCTGTGCAACGACATCGACAATGTAGCACTTGACTTTGCAGAATCTTGTCTGCACAAACAGATTGCAAAAGGTAATCCATTGTCAACTATATTCTATCTAAAATGTAAAGCAAAGAAGCGAGGGTACATTGAGCAAAGCACAATCGAGATAAAAGGTAACATGAAATTTAGAGCAGACTTTGGCACAAGCAATCTTATACAATCCCCATCCGAATCAGCAGAAGATACACAATAGCATCAATGACGAGGAATACAAATACTATGTGATTTGTATCGGTAGGCAGTTTGGCAAGACGATGATGGCTACCAACCAAATGATGTATTGGGCATTGAACAATCCACGCAGTAAGATAGCATGGGTAAGTCCTGTCTATAAACAGGCAAAGAAAGTATTTGCCGACACTTACAAAGCATTCATCAAAAGACCAGAGATTTACAAGAACATCAACAAGGGTGATCTGATTATCGAATATCGCAATGGATCAACCATTCAATTCTTTTCTTCCGAGAGATACGACAACATTCGTGGTTACACCTTTGACTATCTGATATGTGATGAGTTTGCGTTCATGGATTCAGAGGCATGGACAGAAGTATTGAGGGCAACTGTACTGGTGAAAGGAAAGAAGGTGATATTGATTTCGACACCGAGAGGTAAGAATCATTTCTATCACTTGCATCAATTAGATTCAGTCAATCCGCAATACAAGTCATTCAGCATGTCATCATACGACAATCCAATGATTCAGCGTTCAGAGATTGACGATGCGAAGCTCACACTACCAGAACATATCTTCAAGCAGGAGTACATGGCTGAATTCCTTGATGGGGGTAGTGGTCTGTTCCTGCACATCAACTATTCAACACAGGTTGACACATCACCAAAGTATTATGCAGGATTAGACTTGGGAAGGGCAGACGATTACACTGTCCTGACTATCTTCAATCAACAAGGGCAAATGGTATTCGCAGACAGGTGGAGGCAAACGACATGGAGCAACATTGTAGCAGAGGTATGTAAGCACATCAACACATACCAAGCATTCACATTTGTTGAGGTCAACAGCATCGGTGATGCTATCTTTGAGCAGGTGCAGAAGGGTGTGATGCACAGGGATAGAATCTACCCATTCGTCACGACATCGAAGTCAAAGCAAGACATCATTGAAGCTCTCATAGTAGCTAACAACAACAAAGAGGTGCAGTTTTTACCAATAGATTGGCTACGAAAAGAATTCGAGGTCTTCACCTACGAATACAATCCTGCATCCAAGTCAGTCAAGTATTCTGCACCATCAGGATTCCACGATGATGGTGTCATGGCTACTTGCATCGCATACTACTCATTAAAGTCAAATAAGAATTCAGGCATCTACAATGTTAGGTGATGGTGGGGGTTGTACAAATCAATTAAATTAACTTATATTATTATGAAGAAATTCTCATGGGGTAATCTTACATTAGGTCAATATGCTGATTTTGAAATAGCAAGGAAACAAGAGTGCATCTTACCAGTTGACCTTCTTGAAAAGGATTGTAAACTGATTTCACTACTTACAAAGATTCCTTTGGCAGAACTTGAATCAATGCCAATGTCTGAATTCAACGAGTATCGCAAGGCAATGTATGAATTTGTGGCGGTTGAGTTGAAGGGTAGATTCATGGCGAAGTTTAAATTGGCACATCGCAAGTTTGTCTTTGATCCATCCAACAACAACATCAAGGTGAGCAACCTTACTGACTTGTCGCTGTTAAAGATTACAGGCGAGAATCTGGCAGAGCAGTTGCCAACCATAGTCAGTATATTCTGCAAAGAGGTGCGTGTGTGGTACATGCCATTCAGAAAGCCATTGGAATTCCAACAACGCATGAAGTTGTTTAAGGATCACCTTAATTTAGAGATTGGATTCGGTGTGGCTGTTTTTTTTTGCAAGGTATCGGAAGAATTACCCAATCTTATTCAGAGCTATTTGGAAGCCGAACTGCTGAAAGTGGACAACCTGCTGAACGAGGCGAAAGAGATGATACGACAGGTGGAGGAGGGATGACCTTATTTGAGCAGTGGGGATATATGTACACAGTCCACATTCTGTGTAAGTATGACAGAACAAAGTGGGACTATTTTATGGAGATGAACATAATCGATTTCTTTAACTACATGAGTTTGGAGCAAGACATCGAAAAGGAAAGAGAGTTACAACGCATGATGCAAAAGTAAGATGGAAGAAAAGTCAATATATCAAACACTTGAAGACTTTGGTAACAAGGTGCAGAGTGATTTGCGTAAAAGTTTGGTAAGCAAAAAAGCAAACGCATCCAAGAACTTATCGCAGTCGATTGCATTCAATGTCAAGTTTAAGAGTGACACCGAGATACAGTTCAAATTAGAGCTTGACAGATACTACGAGGCAGTTGATAAGGGCAGAGGCAAGGCAACAAAGAAGGGTGCGATACCATTAAAGGAATCAATATACCAATGGATAATACAAAAAGGAATACCAGTAACATCAAATAGAGGCAACCTAACAGCAAAGGGTGCAGGAAAGAAGTTAGGAGTAGGGCAACCAAAGCTGCGTTCCATGATTGAAACACAAAGAAGGAACATGGCATACTTGATAGCAAGAAAGATAAACAGATTTGGAACAAGAGGCAACAACTTTTATAGTGCTGTTGTCAATGATAGTTTGTTTGATGACCTGCAAATAGATTTAAGTGATTCATTCAAGAAGGATGTGTTAATTGATATTAATAAAATAGAAATAAAATAATGGCTTATTCATTCGTAGCAGCTTATCAAAGTCCTGCACCAGTATTCAATCCGATGCCATTCGTTGTGACATCAACGGACAACGGACAAGCAAACTTCAAATATGTTTGCGATGTGTATGTGAGTGGGGTGACAGGGTACACAAGACTATTGCTTAATTCCGATCCAACGACAGGAGCAGCAGCATTCCTTGTCAATCAGATTTTAAGGAGCAGAGTTACATCTGACTTCGATGTTACCACAACAACGGTGACGAATCCATTTAAACAATGTACTGGTGGTCATGTCATCTATGAGTTGAAGTTCGGTCAGCAGTACGGTGCATCTGGTAGCATTGTCACCTATCCAAACATACTTGTGACAGGCACATTGTATGGATTCAATGGCTCACTTGATTCACAAGATTGGCTGAACTACATTGGATCAACTTATAACATTCTATTAAGCACACGCAAGTTCTTTCAGAAGGACAAATCATTTGCTAACTTCCCTATCCGCATCACAGATCAAGCATGGCTGTACTACTTCTGCGACACGACAAACAAAGATGCGTTGTTGAAGATTGTCACTTACGATGGGTTGTCAGCAACACCATTGCAGACTATCACCTTGACAAATCAATATACCAACAAATCAACATACAAACTATTCCAACGTGCATCAGTTGGTCCAGTTGACCTTAACCTTGTTGATGCTACATTGATAGTCACAGGCACACAGCCATTCATCACTTCGTCGGTTGCATATTACACTATCAACTTGACAAATAGCACAGGAACGCAGTCAAGTGAAATGATGACATATTACATCGATAAGACATGCACCAATTCAGAGGAGTTCCCAGTGTACTTCAAAAACAATTACGGTGGTTTCGATACCTATTCTTTTTACAAGAAGTCAAAACGCATTGCAGAGATTTCACGCAAGACATACCAAAAGAATGTGGGAAGTCTTATCGGTAGCAAGTGGAACTACTTGACAACAGACACAGGTGAGGTGACGATGGACACACAGATCAGCGACAAGTATCTGTTGAATTCAGATTGGATAACTGACAATACAGCCAAGTGGCTCAAACAATTATTCACATCACCAGAGGTGTATCTGTACGATCCAATGTTGGCTATCCATGTGCGAGTGAATGTGAAGGCAACAGCATACGAATCAAAGAAGATAGACAACGAAAAGATGTTTAACTTGACATTAGAACTTGAAGCATCACAGCAGTCATATAGACAACAACAATAATGATAAGGTCAGAACTTTATATAAACAACATTCGTGTTGAGTTGAATGCAGAGGTACAGGCATCTATCACTTATCAGATTGCCGACATCCGTATGCCTGACAAGAGGCAAGGCAGTTTCTCAAAGACTGTGACCTTACCGGGAAGTCCAACAATCAACAACCTATTCACATCCATCTTTGACCTTAACACATCGGTGCAGACAAGTGGTGTGATTAACTTTGCTCCTGACTTCAATCCGAACTTAAAAGCATCATTCGTGCTGTTGGTAGAAGGCATTGAGCAGTTTCGTGGTTACATGAAGTTGCAGAACATCACACGCACACAAGACCAATTACAGCAGGTGATGTATGAGGTGAATCTGTTTGGTGATGTGGCGAGTATAT